CTTTAAAATCAATAAGAGCCATTATTTTGCTCCTTACGCCGTGTTGGTTTTATACGCCCAACCTCTTGTTGAATCAACGTAGACTAATGAAAAGGCTTGACCGTTAGTTGTTAAAGTTAAGTTTGATGTACCTGTATTTATTGGTTGACTATTTCTATTAACAATTAAATTGTTATTGGCAAATGTGCCTCTAGCATCAATAAATAAAACTTCCGCACCTGTTGCAGGTGAAGCTGGTAAAGTTACTGTAATTGGGTTAGCTGTTGTGTTTGCTAAAATTTGATCACCATCGACTGCAGTGTATGCAGTAATTGTTGAAGAGTTTAATGTTATATAACCTTGTTTACGTAATCCTAAACTAACATTTGTACCATCAGAATAAACTAATGAAGTAGATCCTATAGGTAATACAACTCCGGACCCTGAAACAGTTTTAACTGTAATAGTATATAAAGCAGAAGATCCTCTACTAGTTGCATCTTCAAATATTATAACTCTTTCTGCACCATCAGGTATAGTTACACTTCTGTTTGCACCAAGTGTACCTGTTAATTTTATATATAAATTTTTACCATTTGAAGTAGCACCATTATCTAATGCTAAAGTAAGATCGCCACTTCCAAGTTGAGCGGATGATAAATAACCTGTAGATAATTGTTCTAATACCTGTAAGTTTGTATTAGTAATTGTACCCCATAGACCAGCTTTTTCACCGGTAGTGACTAATTCTAATTTTGAGTTTGTTGAAAAAGATGATGCCATAATTTATTAATAGGGGTCTATATTTGTCCAAGTCATAGTAACACCTGGTACGATATCATTCCAAGTTATAACCCCTGCCTCTCCTGTGTTTGCCGTTACTTGTGAACCTGTTGGATTCACAACTGCTGTTCCTGTTACTGTAACACTTCCTGTTGATAAGGTCAATGCATTTCCAGTAACCGCTGCTGTTACATCTATTATTACTGAAGGACTTCCTATTCCAAGAGTTACTTGAGATCCAGTTGGGGAAACATTTGCTGTTCCTGTTATTGTAACAGTCCCTGCTCCAAGAGTTACTTGTGAACCACTAGGAGATGCTGTTGAATCAGAAATAATTGTAGGAGTACCAATACTAATGGCTAATGCATTACCTGTAACTTGGATATTTACACTGTTGTCATCAGCAACCGTTGAGAACGGTCGTTCAGCAAATGAGGCAAATCCAAGAAGCATTTATTACTCCTTTGGATTATCTGCTTTTACTTTAGCAATAGTATCTTCCCAGTTAGTAGTACCATTAACATTATCCCAGTATTGCATATCTAACTGTTCTTGAATTGTAGGATATTCTTTTGCTCTATCTCTTTGATAATTTTTTGCATCATACTCTGCTTGTAATTCAGTTTGTTTTGCTAAAATTTGTTCTTTAGTAATATTAGTTGGATTATTGTCATGCCAAGTAATTTGATTTATATCTTCTGCTTCTATAGATACTTGAGCATCTGATTTAATTGCTAATATTGTTGTTGCTAAACTAATCATTATGCACCTACCTCCATTACAGTAAATGTTGATGGTCCTGATGCAAAATAAGAAAGAGTAGTATTTTGTGTTCCTCCAATTTCAAAAGTTCCACCACTTCTAACAAAAAATTGCATTTTATAAGTCGTTTGATTAGTAGTTGAAGGTGAATCTAAAAATGACAAGGCAAAACCACCAGCAGAAGTTGTAGTACCACCAGAATCTGCACCTGTAAAAGTCATACTACATCTTTGTGTATTACCAGCACTGTCACCTAATAAAATATTGGTACTTCCTCTTACTAAATTTACAAATGATTGATAACCATTATAACCAACTGCACCAAAATAAGCAGTAATAAATATTTTTGAGTTACTAGCAGATGGTGTAATTGCAATAGACATATTAGAAATATCTTCTGGAGATGTAGAAGTAGTTGATTGTCTGGCAGTTTTAGTTGTGCTTAAAACTTGTAAAATTTTACCACCACCCGGTGCTGCTTGAAAAGATGGTACTGCACCAGCTCCAGCACTTGTTAAAATTTGTCCAGAACTTCCTGTCGCTACTGCAACTGGATTACCAGAAGTATCATAAGAAATAAGATTACCATCTGTCCCTGGAGCCATTTTTGCTAAAGTAATTGCGTCATTAGCTATTTTAGCACTCGTTACATTTGCATCTACAATAGAAGCAGTTACTACAGCACTTGCTGCAAGCTGATCTGCACCTACTGCATCATCTGCTATCTTAGCTTGAGTCACATTATCGTCTACAATAGAAGCAGTCACTACAGCGCTTGCTGCAAGTTGATCTGCACCCACTGCATCATCTGCTATTTTAGCTTGACTTACAGCATCATCTGCAATTTTAGCAGTTGAAATTGATCCATCTGCTGGAGTTGCTGAAGCAAAAGATAAAACACCTGATCCATTAGTTGTTACAAATTCTCCTGAACTTCCATCTGCTGTAGGTAGTGTTAAAAAAACACCTGTGTTAACAACTGGTGATGTAGCAAAGGTATGGTTACCCATGTTAGCATGAGATGAACATTGGTAGTATAAAATATTTGGTGTTTGGCTATCAACAGCAATCATTGTATATGCTCCTGAAGATCCTGGTGTACCGTTAGTAGTTACTCCTGTTGTAAACTGTGTAGTCTTACCAACATTATTATAAAATAATAATGGATGACCTGAGTTAGATGAATCTGATTGATCAAATTTATAGTGATAAGGTTTAGAAGTATCATTACCTTTTATTTCAATAATAGGAGACTCGATACCATTAATAAAATAACCACTAGAACTACCTACACCATAATAAGGGTGAGCTGAAGTTTTACTAGCTACTGTTACAGTATAAGTTATTGCAGCAGAAGATGATGCATACGGACTTAAAAATCCGCTACCACCAGAATCTTTACTGATAATTAGATTTCCATTTTGATCCTGTATTGTATCTACTTTTAAAATTGACGACATATCTTAAATCCTTTAATTTTTTAATTAACTAGCAGTATATGATTTTCCAGCTGTAATAGCAGAATTAACAGCAGTCATATCTTCAGAAGTCCAATAGTCTTTAGCAACCATAAGTTCTAAATGTTCAACATTTCTGTCTACAGTGCCTTGTCTATCAGCAGCTACTTCGTCGGCCATTTTTGTACCAGCGATTACGGCGTTAATTAGATCTACACTGTGTCCCATAGCTGTATAATCTTGTGCTATATCTTCTGCAATTTTTACTTCACTCATAATAGTTTCCTTTTATTTTGTTACACATGCAACGGGTTTAAGTTTACCAAGATTCTTGTAATAATCAAGAATTAACTTGGGTTCTACCATAACATTTCTAGGATCATTTTCAACATACTTTGTTTCATCCCATTCATTTCCCATATGAAACTGCAGGTTTTTGTTTTGTTCATAACCAAATTGTGTCCATCTAGTTGAACCCCAAACAACAACTCCTTGTTTCTCTGCTGAGGGTGAGAAATGATTTAAACAACTATCTATAGCTATGAAACCTTCTGCATTTTTTAACATTTCATGTATCTGAACCCAATGTAAATCACATCTAATTGTACCTTCATAGTGTGATTCATTAGGTAAAACACAATTAATTATAGTTGTATCCGGATATTCTTCTCTCAACATATTAACAACTTGTTGTGCAAGAAAGTTTGGGTAATTTCTATTAGGATTAATATTAGTATATTGATTGTTAGGATTAAAACCCATTTGAGCTTGACCACCAGATAATTGAATTAAAATATATTTACCTATTTTATTTTTAGTCAGCCATTCTTTAACAGTTTCTTTATGATGATTTGTATAAAGTTTAGGAAACATTGATTTATCATATTCAACACCATGCAATTCACAATAGCTTTCAATAATATGTTGTTTACCAAATTGAAAATTAGATTTGTAAGGCTCACAATAAAAAATATTATCTGATGCCATTATCCTTGCGTCTTTAAAAGGAAGTGTTTGCTCTAAAACTAATTTAACATTTGGATTATTTGCAAAGCAACCAATGTAAGGTGTGTATATTTGAACTTCTGATTTTTCTTTTAATTTAGGAATTAATGCAGTAAATGAAGCACACTTACCAACTCCGCCTTCAACAACATATGTGTTTAGCATTTAACCTTCTAAAATTTCTATTCTAGTTTTTAAACTATCGTTTTCTGCTTTTAATTCTTGTATTGCTTTGACTAATACTGCTGTTAAATTTGAATTAGTAAATTTTAAAGAATTTTCATTTTCATCATCAACAATAATATTAGTTCCACCATTTGCTTTTTCTAAAGCTAAAACTTCTTGTGCTTTAAATCCATATCTTACACCACCATTTGTAGTATCTTCTCCTCTAGCAGTTCTAAATTGATATGAAATAGGGTTTAATTGATTAACAAAATCTATACCATGAGGAATAGTTCCAAAATTAGTTTTATCTCTTTCGTCAGATCCTATTGTCCAATCTACTTTGACGTATGAATGGGTAATAGCATTATGACCAAATATTGCTCTATTACTTTCTGTAGTAAGATTAAGGTAAGTGCTTTCTGCTCCAGAACTATATCCAACGGCCACATTACCAGCTCCAGAAGTTACATTATCTAATGCAGTTCTACCTATTGCTGTATTTCGATCATTTGTAGCTTTTCCTAAAGCTCCATGACCAATACCAACATTTTGATCTCCATCAACTTGTGCATCAAGTGCATAATTTCCAATACCAATATTTTCAGTACCTATTGTAACTTTACATATAGCATTTTTACCAAATCCTAAATTATCATTACCTGTTGTTATAGCTTTTCCAGCTTCTGTTCCAACTACGGTATTGTCTGAAGCAGTTGTTTGATTTTGTAAAGCACCACTTCCTACTGCAACACCAGTTCCTGTTGTATTTTTTGACATTGCTTCAGCACCTACTGCTGTATTATTTCCAGCTTCAGTATTTTTTGCTAAAGCCTCTCTACCAATAGCTGTATTGGCATCTCCTGTTGTAAGAGTGCAAAGTGATTTCCAACCAAGTGATACATTTCTTGTACCAGTAGTAATATTACTACCACTCAAATATCCTATTGATGTATTGCAAGCTCCTGTTGTATTAGAACCTAAAGAATCATTACCTACTGCTGTATTCTGATCTCCTGATGTGTTAGCATCTAAAGAATTTTTACCTATTGCTACATTAGCAGTACCTGATATGTTAGTACATAAAGCATTTTTTCCAACTACTGAATTATCTTCACCTGTTGTGTTACTACACAAAGCATAAGAACCAACTACTGAATTAGAAGTACCACTTGTAAGAGCAGAAAATACGTTTGTACCTAATCCAGTATTATCGGTAGCAGAAGATAAAGTTCCTGTACTATCTGTTCCTACTAATAAACTTCTTGTAAAATTTGTTCCACCTTCTTTAAAGGTTACTCCGCCACCAGCATCTGCAAAAGTAGGTGGTGCACCTGCACCAGCTGAAGTTAAAACTTGTCCAGAATTTCCTGTTGCTACCGCTACAGGATTACCAGATGCATCGTACGAAATAACATTACCATCTGTACCTGGAGCCATTTTTGCTAGTGTAATTGCATCGTCTTGAATTTCTGCTGTTGCTATTCCTGCATCTTTAATGGTTACTGCTCCAGAACTAGCTGCAAAGTTATCTGAACTAAATGATGCGGCCCCTTTAGCAGATGTAGAAGCGTCAGCTAAATTTAGTGTAACATCACCTGATGTGCCACCACCAGATAAATTAGTGCCAGCTACAACTGAAGAAATATCTCCAACTAATGCCGCACCATTATTCTGTAATGTCCCTACTATATTTGTAGTATCACCACTATCACCTATTGTTAGGCTAGTGCCTGATCTTGGACTGATTTTATTTACTTTTACTTCACTCATTATGCTCCAATTAATGCTTGGATTTCATCATCTGTTAATCCCAAGTCTTTTAGTTTTTGTTTGCCAGATGCTTTTTTAATAACTTCTGGTTTAGCATCTTCAATAGCTTGAAGTTCTGTTTGTTTTGCTAATATTTGTTCTTTAGTAATATTAGTTGGGTTATCGTCATACCAAATAATATTATCTAAATCATTATTATGAATAGTAAATTCTGCATTTTTTTTAATTTTTGTAATTGATTGTGCGTAAGATATTTCCATATTAATATAATTTACATCCTCCAAA